GGTTTCAAATCAATGGTTGTGGCACAGTTTACTGGACTGTCACTACAAAAAGATGATAGAGCATTTGTAAGATATAATAGTTCGACTGGTAATTATGATGTGGCAACCGCAGGAGACGGTGCACACTTAGATGGATATGCTGAATATAGAAAAGGATGGGGACATAGACATATTGTTGCATCTGATGATGCATTCGTTCAAGCGGTTTCAGTGTTCGCTGTTGGATACTATGGACACTTTACATGTGAGCGTGGTGCTGACATGTCAATTACTAATAGTAACAGTAACTTTGGTAATACAGCGTTAAGAGCAGCAGGATTTAAAAAGAAATCATTCTCTAAAGATAAATCAGGTGCATTAACACATGTTATTCCACCTAAATCATTGAATGTTATTTCTACCACAGCAACTGGTAGTAATGGTGCTAATACTATAACACTAGCTAATGATGGTAGTGTCAATGGTATTATTGAAGGTATGCTTGTTTCTGGAACAGGAATAGGTGAGGGTGCAACTGTAGGTGCTGTTAATACTAATACAAGAGTTATAACTCTTACTGTTGTTAATACAGCAGACTTAGCAAGTCAAAACGTTATTTTTGGAGAAGAGACATCTGTTAACTGGGTTAACATTGATATACCAAGAACAAAAGCAATTAACTCCTCACTAGCAGGACAAGGTGGAACACCAGGCACAAGACTATACTTATATGGTTATGTGGTTGAACAGTCAGCACCAACAACAAGAGTTCAAGGTTATACTATTGGTGCTAGACAAGATGGTACTGGAGCAAGTGCAGTAGCAGATAAGATTAACTGTTTACTTGTAGCATCTGGTGCTAGTGAAGCAACTGTTCATTATGCTTCAATATCACCTTATGGTCCTAGTGTTTCTGGTGCTGCTGCAGGAACAGCTGGTTCACCAATACAATATGATGCAAATACATATACTATTAATGGTGTAGCAGGTCAAGTTGGTGGATGGTATCTTGCAGTTAGTTCTGTAAACAATACAATTTACACTACACTATCAGTTAATACCACTTATAATACTGTTAACTTTACTCCAACTACATTCCTTAAGAGAATACCTGACCCAAGAAACCTTGCTGACAGAACATATCGTGTAAGATACGTAATTGATAAAGATAAGACTAATCCATTACCAAGAGATCCTATCTCTGGTTATGTTATGCAACCATTGAATAGTGATACTACATCATATTCATTAGATAAATGTTTCTATTTGTATGATATAAATGTTATTCAAGAATTTGAAAGAGGAACTAAAGATGGTATCTACTATCTAACTCTTCTTTGTGCATCTATAGCACCAAGTACATCTAACTTCAATGATAGATTCTTCTCTCAGAATGTTAACGAAGTTTATCCTACATTTGACAGAGATAATCCACTTGCTGATCCTGACGCTGCTGTATCCATAGCTGATAACGTTACTATTGGATTAGTTAACGCAACAGATGGAGCAACTCCACCTGCAATGGATCCTCAAAGATCAATTACTAAAGAATGCACAGAGTTCTTACTTACAGACACAGGTTGGACACAACCAGGTACTACACCTAACTATGACTCAGTTAATAAAAGATTATCTAATATTGAATTAACTGCAAGAGCAGGTGATGAGGAAACTCGTAAAATTAATATTAGGGAGAATAATGATGGAACAGTCGCACCAATCAACGTTGAGTTTAGACGACACTCAATCCTTAGATCAGGTAACCATACGTTTGAATACCTCGGTTTCGGTCCAGGTAACTACTCCACAGCATTCCCTCAGACACAGGTCGAGACTCTATCACAAAACCAAGTTAGATTCTCTCAGTCAATTAAGGAAGAAGGAGGAGTCAGTTTCTACTCTGGTCTTAACTCCAACGGTGACCTATTCATCGGTAACCAGGTTATCAACCCAGTTACAGGTCAAATAACTAACGAAGATATTGCACAGTTGAATGTTATTGGTGAAGAGAACACAACTATTGAAACGTTCTCTGAATTGGTGTTAACTGATAAACTAACAGTTATTGGTGGTGCATCAAACCAGTTAGAATCTATTTTTGCAGGTCCTGTTACATTCCAGAAGCAAACAACATTCCAAGACAACTTGTCTTCAAGAAAAATTTCATATTATAACCAAGATGGTACTGTTATTAAACAGACGTTACTTGCACCAGAAAATGCAGCAGGAAACGCACCTGATTTATCATCTATAACAAACTATAATACACCAGGTGACGGTGACTTAGTTTATAATATTAACTGGAATCCTGGTAAATCACTTGGATGGATTTACTTTAATCAAGAGTGGAAAGAGTTTGGTCTTACAAACACTAAAGATATTAATATAGAAGAATATAGTGGTAATACTGTTCTTGGTTTAGGAACTGCACCTAACCAATACTATAGAGTCAAAGCACTTGGTAATATATTGATTGACGGTGACTTAGTTGTTACTGGTAATGGTGGTGTTGGTTCTGATAAGTATATTACCAGAACATATACTGGTGACGGTGTTACACTAACATTCGCACTGACAGTTTATACACCAGGTCCTAATGGTCCTATTCAGCACAGTGCTAGTTCAGTACTAGTATACTTAAATGGTGTTGCACAAGTTGGTGGCACTAATTATACAGTTGATAGTAATGGTGCTAACGTTGTATTTGGATCAGGAGATGCACCTTTAGCAACTGATACAGTTCATATTGTTGAATTACCTATCTAAATAAATACAAGGGGTTAGAGGTATAATCTATGGCAATTACCAGAATTAGCGGAAACCAAATAGCAGATACTACAGAGGCAGTTATTACTACTCTTAGTTTTCTGAATACTAATAGTGTTTTCCGATTACCAACAGGAACCGAAGCTCAAAGACCATCAGGTGTTTCTATAGGAACTATGCGTTTTAATACTACTGCTGATAGTGCAGAAGTATATGCAAATGATGATGGATCTGGTAGTGCAGGATGGATTGAAGTTGGAGCTGGTGGTGCTGTTGTTGGTGATAAAGGACAGATTAGATGTAACAATGATACCATTGAAGAAAACATTGATCTAGATCCATCAATAGGTAATGAATTTAAAGTTGGGTATATGGCAGGTGACGTTACTATTGGTAATGGTTACACTCTAGGCATATTGTCAGGAGCTACGCTATATATGATAGGTTCTGATCCTTACACCTAAATAGTTTTATAAATCGGATAGAAAATGAGTACACTACGAGTTGCTGCTATTAAAGATTTGACAGGGAATACTGGCTTCGTTCTGTCAGCTACCACTGTGCAGATGAATAACACATTGGTGATACCAGGAACAATACAGATTAATGGTAGTATAACTGGATCTACAAACAGCATACTTCCATCACACTCTGGTCAAAATGGTAAGATGTTATATTCCAATGGAACAAGTCCTTATTGGGCAGATCCCCCATCTGCAGATAACATCTCAAGTATGAGTGTCTTTACATCATCAGGTACTTGGAATAGACCATCAGATGTTAAATTTATTAAAGTTCAAGTTATCGGTGGCGGTGGAGCTGGCGGTGGACATGGAGAAGGTGGTGGTGCAGGTGGATATTCAGAAGAAGTTATAGACGTTACAAGTATAAGTTCTGTTAGTGTTACAGTATCAGGAGAATCAGGAGGAACATATTACAGAGGTGGAGCAGGTAATGGAGGTTCATCTTCATTCGGTTCTTACCTATCAGCATCAGGTGGATATGGTGCTAATAGAAATCACCAACATTGTGGTGGTTTAGGAGGAACAGGTTCTGGAGGAAACTTAAACATCTATGGTGGTGGAGGAGACTCTCATCATGGTCGTTCATCAGTTGGTGGTGGAGGATTCTGGGGTGGTGCTGTAGCAGGTGGACATCCTCAAGGTGGAAACTTCAGTCATAATCATGAATCACACTCATCACCTGGATCAGGTGGTAGTGGTGGTTACTTTAACTCACATAGAGGGTCTAACGGTAGACCTGGTTTAGTCGTTGTTACACACTTTAAATAAATGAGTAGTTTAAAAGTCCTTAACATATATGATGTGTCTGGTACGTGTGGACTTATCAGAAATGGATCTAATTGGGAAATCAACACTACAAATGGTGCTGACGAAAAATTAACAGTTAACACTCTACAAATAGATGGTAGTGTTACTGGTAATCAATCAGCAAGATTTTTACCATCACAGTCTGGTCAATCAGGTAAGGTGTTAAAATCTAATGGTAGTTCTGGTTACTGGGAAACATATGTGGGACCTCAAGGAAACCTAACTAGTATGAGTGTGTTCACATCAGGTGGCACATGGTCACGTCCATCAGGAGTTCGTTATGCTCACGTCCAAGTTATTGGAGGTGGAGGAGGTGGCGGTGGTCACGGTGAAGGTGGAGGAGCAGGTGGCTACTCCGAAGAGATTATAAATGTTGAAGGTCTATCAACAGTATCAGTAAGCGTATCAGGAGAAGCAGGTGGAACATATTATCGAGGAGGTGCTGGCAATGGGGGATCCTCATCGTTCGGATCTTATTTGTCAGCTTCTGGTGGTTATGGTGCCAACAGAAATCATCAACACAACGGTGGTCTTGGAGGCATTGGATCAGGGGGTAATCTAAACATCTATGGTGGTGGTGGAGATCAACATCATGATGGAGGATCATCAAATGCCAACTCTGGAAGAGGATTCTGGGGTGCTTGTGTAGCAGGTGGTCACCCTCAAGGAGGAAACTTCAGTCATAATCATCAAAGTCATTCACCACCAGGTTCGGGTGGAAATGGCGGTTACTTTAACAGTCATAGGGGTTCTAACGGACGACCTGGCTTAGTTGTTGTAACACATTACTTATAAATAACAAAGAGGTATTACTCAGGCAAATGAAAAAAGTTTTAGTATCAGTTGAAGGTCGTGCATTACAAATTGTCGAACCTGGTCAAGAATTTGAAATTTATAATGGTCCAGATGCTAAGTTCGTCTGGGTTGACGTAGACAATGACAACATTACTCTAGATTGGACTCTAGAGTACTCACCCGCACAAGGTAAAATGGTGTGGATTGAGAGGGATGGTAGTTATACTGATCCAGGTATGGCTCGCCAAGTTGCGTATGGAGAGGTGGGCGAACAATTAGACATGCTCTACAGAGACATCGCAGCAGGTAAAAGTTTAGATGCAACAGATGCAGAGTGGTATCAGCATGTAAAAAATGTGAAGGGGACTTATTCCAAACCAGTTGCTAAATCAGTACCAGCAACACCAACGGAATTGAAATCATATTCAGAGACAGAAGAACCAGGTGTAGATAAATTCCCTAAAATGTCTTATGAGGAATTACCTGCATGGAAGAGATATGATGGGTGGACAGATCCAAATGCATAGTGTATAATATATACTAGATTGCTTATATTATGAAGGTTAATAAAATTTGCATCGTAGGAGGTGGCACTGCAGGTTGGATGACCGCAGCCACCTTTTCGCATTTAAACCCTGATAAAGAACTTACATTAATAGAGTCACCTAACGTTCCTACTATAGGTGTAGGTGAATCTACTACTCAATTTATTTCAGATTGGTTAAGACTACTTGATATAAAACCTGACGATTGGATGGAAGAATGTGATGCTACTTACAAGTATAGTGTCAGGTTTGAAAATTTTTCTGCAACAGAAGGAGCATTTCATTATCCTTTTATAGACATCATAGAAACCGAATCATTAGCTATATCTAATTGGTTTGTAAATAAAACATTAACAGATTGTCCTGTAGATACTTTTGCAAAGTTCTATTGCCCTCAATACAAATCTATTGTAGAGAATAGAATTATTCAACAGGATGTTGATTTTTATAATCATAAAGTACATAGAGGATATCATATAGACGCAGCAAAGTTTGCTAACTGGTTAAGAATTAATAAATGTCAGAAAGTCAATCATATCATTAAACATGTTGATAAAAGTATTCTCAATGAAGATTATGATTTGTTTGTAGATTGCACAGGATTTAAGAGTCTACTGTCAGAAATGTATGACTATGAGAACTGGGATAAGTTTGATAAAGAATTACCTAACGATAGAGCATGGACAGTAAGATTACCTTATACAAATAAATGTGAACAACAAAGAGTTTATACTAATTGCACTGGTATGGACAATGGATGGGTATGGAATGTTCCATTAAGAAGTCGTATCGGAACAGGATATAATTTCTCATCTAAATTTGTGAGTGATGAAGATGCACTAGAAGAATTTAAAAAACATTTAGGTTATCCAAAAGAAACTCTATCAGATTATAGATTAATTAAATTTAGAACTGGACTATCAGATAAACCTTGGAGAGGTAAAGTATTATCAATAGGACTAAGTGGTGGATTTATTGAACCATTAGAGAGTAATAGTTTATTAAGTGTACATGACTGGTTAATTGAAGCATCTAAGGTGTTAACCCAACCAGTAATCAGAAAAGCAGACATCAATTTCTTTAATACATATGTTAGAGAGAAGTTTATCAACTTCAAGAACTTTGTAGCAATGCATTATCATCTCTCTACAAGAGAAGATACACCATACTGGAAGTATCTTACTCAAGAGTATGAATCTGATCCATATTCTAAACTTCCTTTAGAACACTGGACAATGGGCAATTTATATGGAGCTGCTTTCATATGTGCAGGACATAATTATAACCCTTTTGATAGAGTTATGCTAGAATTACTAGAGAAGGATGGTAAATTTAATAGACAGGGATATTTCTCTGTTGCCAACTTTGACCACTATGATAAATTACAAGAATCTTTTCCCTTTGCAGTAGATTATTATGAAAGTAACTGAACCAGATCATTTTATGGAGTTTGAAAACTTTGATCCTTACAAGGGTAAGATTGAAAGTGTAATTATTGTTGGTGGTGGGTCATCAGGATGGATGACAGCAGCAGCATTATCAAAGTTATGTCCTCAGTTAGAGATTGCTTTAGTTGAATCACCAGATATTAAAACTATTGGTGTAGGTGAATCAACTTTAGGTCATTTTAATCAATATTTACAACTGTTAGATTTAAAAGATGAAGATTGGATGCCAGCTTGTGATGCAACATATAAAAATGGCATACAATTTACTAACTTTAGAGAAGGAAAGGAAGAAGTATTTCAATATCCATTTTATTCTAATTATGATTTTACTTTTGCTAACGCAGGACTTAATACATGGGCTCATCTAGCAACACATTATCCAGAAGATTTTCCACCAGAATCGTTTGCAGAATTTTATTGTGCTAATACTTTCTTATGTAATGAGAATAAACAAACTAGAAATAGTGATGGTGTAACTAGAGATTTTGATTTCACAAGACATACTGCATATCATTTAGATGCAACAAAATTTGGTATCTATCTTAGAGATAAAATTGCATTGCCTAACGGTGTTCAACATATTAAAGGAGAGATAACTGGTTATCAATCAATGTATGAGCAACCTAATGACCATACAATTAGTTACTTAATTATGGATGGTGTTAATGCACTACAGGCAGATTTATATATTGATTGTACAGGATTTAAGTCACAACTATTAGGAACATATCAGAGCATACCTTTTTATCTTTGTGATAAAAAACTTGCGAATGATAGTGCATGGGCTGCTCGCATTCCTTATGAAGAAGAGACAAGAGAAAAAGAAATGCGTAATGTAACTGATTGTTGGGCTATGCCTAACGGTTGGACATGGGATATACCATTATGGAATAGAATTGGTAAAGGATATGTTTACTCAAGTAGATTTTGTAAGAAGGAGCAAGCAAGGCATGATTTTCTAGAACATCTTAAATATAAAGTTGGTGATAAGAGAGCAAATGAAGCAGAGTTATTCCATATTGATATACAACATGGAAGAAGAGAAAGAGCATGGGTTAATAATGTAGTTGGTATAGGATTATCATACGGATTTGTAGAACCATTAGAGTCTACTGGTCTGTTAACAACACATGAGAATATACTTAGACTAGTATCAGTTTTAAATCAAAGGGATGGATATGTAACAAGAACAGAGAAAGAAGGATTTAACTGGATATGTAATTACACAGTTGATAACTTTATTGATTTTGTTGGAATGCATTATGCATTCTCTATGAGAACTGATACTCCATATTGGAGGTGGTGTACACAACAAAACTTCTATAATCCAGAATCAGTAACAGTAAACGTTCCTATGCATCAAAGTATAGAACAGTTTTGTTCATCTACACTAGGAGAAGGATGGCATGTAAACATGAATGGAATACCATTTATAGCTGCAGGTCATGGAATCAAATCTACATCATATTTAAAACGATCATTATATCAACTAGAAGAGAATAGGTTAGAACTAGATCAATTAGCAGATGTTAGAGGAAAGTATTTGCAATGGAAAGATTACTATAGTAAATACGTTGCACAATTACCTACACATTATGAATTCTTGAGAGACGAAATATATGGGACTCCTTAATAGAAAACCTTGGATAAGGTTTTACTCACTAGAACCTGGTGTTACTGATCTCTATCCTATTAAACCTGCTAGTAATCAAAAAAGATCGTGGGTTCAAGAAGAAAGAAAGAGATCAAAATGCCCAGTATCAGGGTTAATATCAACTGCTAATTGTCCTGGCATTAAGAATTTAATGTCATCAGGTTTTATTGTACCTGCACCTGCTGATTTTAAGATAAGAACAAATGGTGATGGTATATCAGTAGATTGGGAAGCACCTTGGTTATTTAAAATGGGTGGTAATAAAAGAGCTTATATTGGTAAGCATGATGAAACACAAGTTGAACCAATATTAGATGACCCTAGTAAATCATTAAAGACAGTAGTTAAGATAGAAACTCCTTGGAGAGTTAAAGCTAGTAATGATATTGTACTATTACAATTACCAGTAAACTATAATAATGAAAAAAGATTTACGGCAGCAACGGGTCTTTTAGACCCAAAATACGGGCATGTTATACACGCACAATTATTCTGGCATGTATTAGAAGGTGAAACTCATGTCAAAGCAGGAACTCCATTGATACAATATATTCCAATGCATAGAAAATACTTGCAAAATAGTAATTTTGATACTATAATAGACTCTGCAGGTGATGTAGAATGGCAGATGGAAGAGTCTTTCGAGTATGCTAATCAGTCACAATTTATTGCAGAAGATACTGTTCAGAACAGACTAAATAGAGTGATGACAGTATTCAACAAGTATCGTAACAAAGGTTTTAAACTATGAGTGAAATTCAATTTTCTGGGTTACCAGGTGATAACGTGCAAAACCCTGCACCTGCTGTAGACCCTAATACAGGAAAACCATTTGCAGATCATACACCAGAAGATACAGCAAATCATGTTGCTGAATTTAAAATGGAAGGTATTGATGATTTAATCAATAACTTTAATGGTCAATATAATCAAGCACATGAAAAATGCACTAAACTAGAAGAGGAATTTAAAGATACTAAATTAAATCCTTATGGTGTAACACAAATTGATTTTAGTAAGAGACAAGAACTAAAAGATCAAATGTTAAGATTAGAAGGTGCTATCAATGGATTGAAATTAGCACAAGAAACATTTGTATTAGATAAAGTAAAAGTAAAAGACCCTGATAAAGTATATCCTCAGTTATGATAATCGCTGAAGATTATTCTGGTCAAGGTTTACATTTATGGCATCCTTATGTTTTTAAGTATGAGTTTGACTTTAGTACAATACTACCAAAACTTAGACCAACATATGAAGCAGCATTAAATCATTGGGCAGCACAAGAAGATCAAACTAAAGTAGAAACAATACCTAAATCTACTACCTCAAGAGTTGGTAGGTATGAACATACTTTAGAACCTCATAATCAAGAATGTTTAAAACCATTTCATGATTGGTTGGGTCCTCGTCTTGGTTGGGTGTGGGATCAATTTGGTTATCTAGGATCAGAGAGTGAGATCAGTCAATCATGGTTCAATAGACATATAAAAGGAGGACAAACTAAGGAACATACACATAATTGTATTGAGTTAGTTGTAGCATCCTATTTGCAAAATGATGGAGAAGGTCAAGGCAATATAGAAATAAAAGATCCATTAGAATATCATAAGACAGGTTATCCATATGATGCAGAGAAAGAAGTGTGGAAAGAAATTAAATGCCCTACTAATACAGTTTTAATATTTCCTGGTTGGGTTAATCATAGAAGTCAAAAGAATGAAATAGGTGGTGAAAGGATGGTGATGACATATAATATTAATGCTAGACTATTCAAATGTGATGTTTATGAAAACAGATATGTTTTACCGAACTCTACTTATGCAACATGAGTTCCCTGACCTTATAAAGGTCAAGGAGCCAAGAGAGTGGGATGTTCAGTATATTAAATTAACTGATGATATAGGTTATTATATAACTGATGACCCATTTAAAGAAGGGTCATTCGATATGTACACAGATTTAGCAGCAACCTTTCCTATCATGACAGATACAAATAGAGGTGATTGCCGAGATCCAAATCCGTTTGCAACTATTCACCTACCACATTGGTGTTGTCTTGAAGTGTTTAGATTAATGAGAGGATATTTTAGAACATGGTTCGATGATAAGACAGTAGAACAATTACATCTAACAGAGTGGGGTAATTTATATTTTAAAAATGAATCATTCCCTTGGGATTATTTTAGATTACCTCATGTAGATGGTGCTAAGGGATTAGTATCTAATTTATGGTTCACATCTAACCCTGACTCAGGAACAAAGATATACAAGTATCATGGTGATATTATTAAAGGTGATGATAATAAATTATACTATGATTTCATGGCTAATCCAGATCACAAATTGTTTAATGAAGTAAGAGAGTTATGTACTAACATGAAACGATTAGACGGATGGAAAAATTTATCAGAAGATGAAGAGAGACACTATGGTTTTGAATGTGTAGGAATAGCACCTTGCAAGAAAGGAACAATGACAATATATGATACAGAAATATCACATACACCTTACATAGAAGACTCATGTGATTTTAGATGGTCACACGCATATTGCATACAATGAAACCATTTACAATTCATAGAGGAGAAAGTAATCTCAATGATTATATTTTTGAATCAACAGTAGCAGATAAAAATGTATGTAATTATCTTATAGATCAATATCATATGATGGAACATCATCAAGGAACAGTAAGTAGGGATGGTGAAGAACATTTTGTTGATCCTAATATGAAGATAGCGGATCAGACTTATATTGAACCTGATAATCCTTGTAGTAAAACAATATATGAATGTATAGACAAGACAATAAACTCAATAGAGTATGGATATACAATACCATATGATATAGAATCTAGAGATTATTCTATTAGAAGGTATCCAAAAGGTGAAGGACACTTTGGAACTCATGTTGACACAACATCCAAAATGACGTATAATAGGCTTCTTGCCTTTATATTATATCTTAATGATGTTGAAGAGGGTGGTGAAACAGAATTTATTACTCTTAATAGATTAATAAAACCTGAGACAGGTAAAGTATTATGCTTTCCTTGTAATTTTATGTTCCCCCATAAAGGCAATACCCCTTTATCAAATGACAAGTACATCGTAACAGCATTTGTTTATCCAAAATGGTAAATAACGACTACAACTTATATGAAATAGACCCTATCCATTGTGATATAGATCATGATAAATTGATTCAATATGTAGATATGTCAAAGTCTAAATTTGAACATCTATTCAATGATAAAACACATAATACTGGTTTCTATTATCTCTAT